GGTCTTCACAAGGTTCTGCATCAGCGTTTCCGCCATCGCCGGCCCGCCACCACCAGGCAGCCAGTGCTCCGTCTCATCCGCGACCACAAAGCTTGCTTCAGCACCTTCAGCTGATGACGCTGAGGCGGTAATCTGCATCAGCATCCCGCCGTCAGGGGTCTCAATCTGCGTTTTACCCGTGTCCAGCCCGTACTTCTTCGCAAATTTCGTGCGCTTACCCGCGAAAGCCCGAATCATACGCATCGTGTTAAGCGTCTGAGCCTCAGATGTAGCCGCAATCTGCACGAGAGGCATACTCATAGGCTGCCCCTCTACACGCTCCCACGGCGGCAAAGACATGTCATTGCGTATTTCCTTCACCCTCACCGGGCCACACAGCTCAGCGAGCGCACACGCCGCCGCGAAAGGGGATTTACCGGAGCCTTTAGCGAGACGCCGGGCCGCATGCGTGTAGAGCCATTCGCCTTTCTCATTCACCGCATACCAATGCAGCAGGAATTCGACCTGCCCATCAGTGGGCACGAAAGGCTGCCCAGCGTTTGGGCCGTTAGGCTGAATTAGGTTGTCCATCATCCACGCCGCTATGGCCCACCCTAGAGTCAGAGGCGGCACCTCAGGGGGCAGCAGGTGGATACGCTCACGCGGCGGCAGCTTCAGCTGCTCAGACGTGAGCGCATCTACACGACTTTGAACTTTTTCCCCCATCGTTCCATTGCCTCCGACTGCGTGCTGCTACTCTGCTCCTCCTCCGGGCGGAACAATTCAACCTGCACGCGGCGGCGGGCACCCTCCGTGAAGAGAAGGTTTCCAAGCTCTGAATATATTGTTTGTATAAGCTGAGCCGGGCGTTTCTTCTGAGCCATCGCATAGGTCATCTGGTCACACAGGGAATAGAGCGTTGCCCAGTCAGTCGATTCATAGAACCGTGCCTGGCCCGATTCTTTCGCTGCGCGCCACATCATCTTTGCCACAGGCGACCATTGCCCGTTCATGCGCGGGATGGTCACCTTACGGCCACCCGCCACAGAGACATTCTCCGTCTCAGATTTGTTACGCCGAACACGATTTTCAGTCCGCTTCGGGACAGGGCCGCGAGTACCCACACGACCACCCCCAGCCTATACACTACAATGCATAACTAACCATTTTGGCGTCTAGAAAAAACCTAAAACCCGTACAAATTCCTAGCGCCTATACGCGAAGCGGGCTAGGTGGGGGCGGGGGAGGGGTAACCCCTGGGGCACCTCTGAAGGTATTGAAAGTTTATGCATCATTTCCCCTCTTCTATGCATAACCAGGATGCTTCTCTTTATTCCATCCTGCAAGCTTATTTTTTCGCTTTTTCTTCTTACGCGGTGCCGAACCACCTTCGCGCGAAGACTTTATAGCGTGATGCTTCTTACATAGCCACTGAAGATTAGCCAGCGAATGGTCATCGCCGCGCACAATGTGGTCACAGTCCGTGCCAGGCAGAACGCAGCGGCCCGCCCTGTCCACATACTCGCAACGACCAGCCGCGCGCGCTTTCACATCCGCACGAATCCTAGCCCAGTCAGACGGAAGGCGGCTCTTACGATTGCTAGTCTCCCAGCCCATAAGAACCGCCTCCCGCATACCATCGACTGACGCCAATGACTGAACGCTGCATCCATCCGAACCACGCACACCCTGCCTACCTACATCTAGGCAGACTTCTAGTGAGCGCCCCTAGTGTAGTGCACACATCCTACTCACGCAACCCCAGACAACACGTGCAGCGCGTGCGCACGCTCAGATGGCGAAATAACCTCCCACATCTCATGCCGCGCCCAGAACGCCCCACAATAGCCACACTCAACACGGTCAACCCTATCCCCATCCCACACAGCAGAAAGACAAGACCGGCGCACCAGGCCATCCCCATCATCAGACCACACCGAATAAACAGCATACCCACACGACGGGCACTCCTTATCCAGCGGGGTCTTCCGCACAGGATGCAGCAGCTCATCAACCCGAACACACCACGAACGAGTCATAGTCGCAACCTGCTCCAACAACGCCGCATCCTCAACGTCAGGCAACTCATGCTGAATCATCCTGGCCATAGTCAAGACCCCCAGCAACCTCACATGTTTACCCAACGCATCCAGAAGCCCACGCGCCTCACCCTCAATAGCGGCCAGCATATCTACCACAGCAAGCGCCAACGGAGTACGAGACTCACCACGGCCCCCGCCACCAGACTCACCAGACGGAACACGAGCCTCATACAACTGCTGCAACAAAGGCGGCTCATTCATCGGAACACCATCCACAGAACAAACATTCACAACACACAACCGCTCAAGAGAATGACGCGCCACCATCCTCAACTCAGCACAACGCACCTCAGCAACATCCAACACACCAATCACCCTTTCAACAACTCAGCCTTCACGCGACCGCTCAACCAATCAGACGGACGCCAAACAGCAGCATCAACACCACACAAGACCAGACCATCCAGCCAATCCCTCTGCGCAGCCGTCACACGACCCCGCTCAGTCTTCAGCTCACGATAAATCACACGACCCTGCCCACGATGCATCAGCACCAAATCAGGAAAACCAGCCGGACTCCTCCGCGAATCGTGAGTATGGTAATAAACCCACCCAAGAGCCTTAGCCAACCGGATTACCTCAGACTGGAAAAAAGCCTCAGACCAACTCCCAGCCAACTCTCTCCTAAAGACACTAGAATCCACAGACCCTAAACATCCTTCCTCCTACACCTAGACCCCCTCCTACGCCTATGCCTACGCGAATCAGAAAAAGATTTAGGCTCAACAACAGAAGGCAACAAACAGCCACCTTGATTTTTAAAACGGTTTCCAGACCCTACCCGACCCGGCACATCCAAATCCGATACCGTACGGATTGGGAGGGATTGGGAGGGATTCGGAGTGACTGGCCGTCTCACATCCTGAACACCAGCCCGGCGGGGGAGAGCACTCGCTTCAGAGTCAGGGGTGGGCAGGTCTTGGCAGTCTCTAGCACGAAGACTTTCGTCAACAGCGAGCGCACAATCCGCAACCTGCACATCCCCACCCTGAGGGTTCTCAATCGACCCGGTGCCGGCTGTTGTCGTTTGCGCGACGTATATTTTGCCGGGGGTGGTGGGTTTTTCTGATTCTGGTGACAGCTCGACGTGTATGTCTTGTGCCGCCAGAAATTCTACTGTTTTGCGCCCGTAGTATGGTTTGGTGGGCGCGGGGAGTAGTGTACCTCCCCATTCTGGGTTATCTTTTCTGGTTGAGTTGCATGAGCGGCATGCAACTATTACGTCTTGGGGTGTTTCGGCGCCTATGCCGGGGCGGAGGTGGTCATATGTTCCTCCGCGCGCTGATTTTTGGTCTCCCCAGTATACGACTCTGCCGCACCATCGGCAGGCGTCTCCGTCGCGGGCGCGAACAGGGGCGGTGATGGCTGCGTTGCGGGCATCGTTCCGCCTCCTGTTCTCCCATTCGATTTCTTCTTTTGAGCGCATGTGGAAGAAGTTTTCTTCGTCTTCTACGAGTTTGTAGGCTATGCGCCCATCTTCTAGTTGGGTTTCGGTCATGTATCCGCATACGATGGCGTCTTTTATGAATTGTTCTGTTTTTTCTATCCCTACTTTCGCAGCGACTGCGTTTCGCTCGATGATGTAGTTTGTTTTCATGGCGGCTGCTTCTACCGCGCAGGCTAGGATGACGCCGAATAGGGTGTATACGTATTCTTGTGTGCAGTGTGGCAGGTCTAGTGCCCTTCTGACGATGGGGTTTTGGGTTGCCGTGTCTGATACTTTGAGCCATGCCATGCTGCGTCTTTTCCTTTGTTTTTACATTTTGCCCCCTATTGGGGTTTTCTTTCTGCCGGGTTAGGCCGCCTGTTGCAGGTCGATTGGGTCTGTGCCTTCAATCAGTTCTGCTGTGATGCCTATTGCGGCGGCGGCTTTTTGGATTGCCTGGTGCTGTTTTTTGGGCGGGTTTTCTTGCGCCCATTTTGCTCCTAGGATTGCTATCATTCGTTCTCCTAGCAGGATGAGTGCTGCGCCGCTGATTGTTGTCATTGCACTGACTCCGTATGTTTTGGTTGCGGCTTGCAGCTTTGCCCATGCGGTGGGGCTGATGTATCCCTCAATGGGCTGCTGTGTTGCGAGCGGGTTGTGGCTGATGCTTTTCAGGGTTTCCCGCCAGGGTAGGTCTTCCCATTTTGCGCCGGCGAAGGACAGTGATGATGGGGATTGGTCTATTTCCCCCTCTGTCATGGTGATAACCTGCTCTACGCCCCTTAGGGGAACTTTATTGCGCGTCACTTCAACTACCACAGGTTTATTGGCTTCCTCGTCCGGTTTGAAGATGGCCATGATTTGCTTCAGCTTCTCCCTGCCTATCGCAAATTCCGCCAGCTCCCCGTCAAAATCTACTAGCGGCACGGTCACAGCGGCCACCAGCTTATGCGTGAGGTCTGCTGTCGCCATCAGCAGCTCACCGCTGGTTGTTGTGCGGCAGTACACCATCTCACACACGCCTGCTGTCTCTGGCTCTCCCTTGACTACGCCCCTAGTAATTGGAGCTAGGGCCTTCAGGGCCGGGTTCAGCTCTGCCGCGTCTATCATGAAGCTAGTCATTGTCTTTTCCTTTCCCTATATGGAATTCCCTCAGGTGCTCAAGGGCCATGCCCTGCATCCCTTGGATTGTCTGTTCTAGTGTTTTGTCGCCGGCCCCGTACTGGTTAGGGCCGTATGAGAACCGCATATTTGGTTTACATTCGTCGTGCGGATTACGACTGGGCAAGGTTCACCATATTCTTCCTCGCATGCTCCGATGCCAATGCATACGCATCTCCCTGCGTGTTCAGCATTACTTCCTCAGCCCTGCAACTGACACATTCCCAGGCCCATTTTGCACTGCTGGGCGTGTAGCTCTGCTTGTACACACGCACCCGGTGGTACGTCCACCCCTCAATACTCACGAAACGCTGTACCGGGATGTCATCATAGAAAAGCCTCACAGACCCCAGCATGTCCACCCAATCGAGCATTAGCTCTTTCTCCTGAGCCGGCAGCTTCCGCGCCTTCTGCGACCGCTCACGAAGAGCCGGCACAGTGATGCAGTTCAGCGTGAGCTGCCGCTCACCTTCCCGCCGGTCATCTTTACTAATGCGGATTTTCCTCCGGTGCTCTTCAGGAACTCCGCTAATCGTGTGCCCGTGACCGGCCCGCCCAAGCGCCATATCCACATCAGAAGCAGCAACCCATAGCGTCCCATCAATGTAAGCCAGGCGCACCGCCTTTACCATCCCGCCCCGCGACCAGGCAGGCACCCACAAAACTTTTTCCACTTTTGTCTCCGTCATTTTCCTTCTCCCTTATCCTTGAATTTCTATTTCCTGCTCACTAAATGATTTATAAACTGGCAAATACAGCTTCGACACAGCAACCATTTTTGATTTAACGAAAGTAAACATTTCTTCTGCGCTATAGATGCTGAAGTTTGGAATTTCCGCATGATACACCCTAGGGAACCCGCTTATTTTTATTATGGAAACTTCAACATCTTTTGCTGTGTGGCGAAATTTTCCGTCCTTGTGCAATGAATACTGCATGATGCACACGGGCCTATATTCACCACTTTCAAGAAGCCCTGACAGTGTTGCAACGAATTTCATTCCTGGCTTATCTTCACTGTCAATATCAGATTGCACCTCTTCAAAGCTCAGCTTGTACCTCGGGTCGATACCTTCTTGAGTCATGATTTTCCTTTCTTATTTATTTCCTTCACCCATTCCTGGTAATGCTCCCAACAAAGACCACATACTTCAGATGGCTTACCGCACCTGGCACAAGAGTTCAGCCCCAGCTTCTCCCTGCGCTGCTCTTCCCACGTCGAAAAGCCATTCATTACGCTGCCGCCCGCGCCTTTTCTTCACTCTCCAAGGCAAATATTGCGTAAAGACGCTTCAGCTCACGGCCAGCAATAACTTTGCCTTCGTCAGGGACAATCTCTAGGTACACCCTGGGGTTGTCCAGCAGCTCCACAATCACTGACGCCAGCGCATCGCGCTTCTGCACGGTGTTCCCTGGCTCGTACTCGATGACCCCTGTACGAGCTTCCTCTAAGCACTTGCCCGTCTCGGTGTTGTACAGCCATACGCTGACGCGCTCCTGGATTTTCTTCTTCATTTTTCCTTCTCCTAATAGTGTTCTGCCAGCTTTTTCTTCAGGTCTTTCTGGCTGGCCGATTCTGGCTTACCTGCCTGCTGCTCAATTGAGTCCAGGAAATCCTGCAAATGTGATTCTGAGAATCTTATCTTCTGCCGGGTTTTCCCGTTGACTCCGCCTAGGTGGGCTATTTCACCGCGAGATGCCATGTTCTTCAGCGTCGATGCGGCGTACATTCCGCCTAGTGCTTCTGACGCTTCCTCAGGCGTATAGATTCGCTCTCCCAGCTTCATCTTTAACTTTCTTCCGTATTATGCATCCCGCATTCTTTGCAGCATGTTTCTATTTCTGCTTCGTGCACGGTGAACCCGGCTTTTAAGTCCAGCTCTTTATTAACCTCATAATCTTCCTGATTTTTTAGGACAGGGTATATTTCCTCAACTTCCCCAGTCTCTTTACTACGCAGCACTGAGATGCTTACGTAAATGTTTTCCTCTTCGGCGTGGAGCGCTATCTTCTCCAAAGTTTGCCCGTTTTTATCCGCCGTGTACTTATCTTTTATTTTTTCCATCAGCGCATAGGCTTTACCTTCACCGCCCTCTTCAAGCTCTTGAATTCCTTTTAGGACATTCCCCCAGAATTCACTAAGCGCACTGCAAAGGTTTTCAACCAGCGTTTCCCACTCTGTTTTTTCTTCCATCTTTTACCTTCCTTACACAAACGATGGGGTGGCGCGCCGGCCACGGTCACTGACCCAATCAGCTCGTGCGCGAGCTACATTCTTTTTCTTCTGCTCAAGGAATTCATTCACATTCGTGAGCGTGAAGTAAACCATGTTCCACCCGTCGCCCTCCGCATACGCATCCGGCTTGAGTGATGGGCCGGCAATGACGTTCATATATTTCCCCGTCACATGGGTTACTTTTACGCCGGCACGGGCTGCAACTTCTTCAGGCGTCAGCAGGTATTCCTCCACCGCCTCAGGCGCAGGTAGCTCACCATACAGCGCTTTCCAGCGGCGCTTGAAACTCAATTTCTGCATTTCTTTCATTCTTCGCTTTCCTCCTCTAGGCCCCACATATCAGCTGTAGCGCCATACTTTTTCTCTTCAGCTTTCATCCATTCACGGATAGTCATTGCGACACAGACAGCGATTCCCAGAGTCGCCCCATTTGCCGTGTACACTCCATGCGCTACAGCCGCATATATTGCCCCACCGGCGAATACCAGAGATGCTAAGCCCCAGAGCAGAGCCGCATACAATTCTTTGATGCTCATTTCTTATTACCTGCCCTACGGTAAGCATTTACGCCATTCACATATTCTTCTAGTGCCGTTTTCTTAGGTGGTTCTTTTGGAGGCCAATCTTCTTCTGCATCCATCTCACAGAACAAGAAGCTTGCCCCTTCTAGCTGCCCTTTGACGTGCTCCTGGATTTTCAGACTTATTGGCTCGGTACCGGCATGCATATACTGGACTCCCACCAAGGGCTGCTTGTTTACCAAGACGATTAGCCCTAATGCGGTTACTGCCATGATTAGCAGCAGAATCAGCGCTGATTGAATCATGTCAATTTCACCCATTTTTCTTCTCCTATTCCTCTTCCAAATTCTTGTGAATTTCTTCCAGTGCTTTCATTAAATCCACTGATTTTTTGATAATTTCCTGCTCAACAGCTTCTTGTGTCGAAAGCCCTGTATCCGCGATTAGCGCCGCTGCCAGGTATTGAATTTCCTGGTTTACGTTCGCAAGCTTCTTCACAATTTCTTTTACCTCTACAGGCGAATCTCCCATGATGAGGATTTGCATCAGCGGCTCGTGCTTCATATCCATTTTCTTTTCCTTCTTCTTTTCCTTCTTCTTTTCCTTCTTCTTTTCCATAAATTTCTGAATCATCCACCAAGACCCAGATACGAATAATCCAATTAACGATGTCGCAAAGTACACCGCATCAATTTTTCTCATTATATAACCGTTGTAATATTACTGGCCGTTTTTAACCATTACCAGGTCGAACCCCTGGTAAAGTTCATCAACCGTAACCCCAAACCACTCTGCGAGCTTAAAGAGGTGGTCTACCTTCATATCTGTCTTACCAAGGCAGATTCGATTGGCTGTCACATGCGTGCACCCTAGCAGCTTTGACATCTCTACCTGGTTCTTGCCCTGCTCGCGCATTAGCGCTCGGATAGACTTTCCAAGTCTCTCTCGTGTTTCCACTGTTCCTCCTTCGTCTTCCCCTACATCATATTACAACGAGAATAACCGGCGCAACTCTTGCGGCAAATTATTTTATGTGTAATAGTACACATATGGTCAAAATGCAGTCAGCACCAGCGAGCCGCTACAGCGAGCTGGTCAACGAAGAAGTCAAAGCACTCATGGCACGGCGCGGGTTTACGCAGGTAAAACTTGCCGATGCGGTAGGCATCAGCCAGCCGCGTGTATCCAGGATGATTTTCAAGAATGAATTCTCCATGCCTATCTCCATCCTGGAACGCATCGCGGCAGCACTCGGTGACTCACCGGCTGAAATTCTCCGCCGGGCCAGCCAGGCGCTAGAGAAAGAACAAGCAGAGGCCATAGCATCCAAGGCGGCAGAGATGCGCCGTAACGGCTATGCCCTAGCAGCTAAGGAAGGAACTCTTGCCGATGTACGGGAGGCGGACTGTGACTAGCAGCCACTATGACCCGTGGGCACATGCCAGGGAACTAGGGCTGCGTGTCCTATGGGGCGACCCCGGCGAAGGGCTACTTGGGCTTTACGACCACGACACGCGCATTATTGTGCTGCGTGAGGGGATGAGTCAGATGCAAAGCCGCTGCGTCCTTGCACACGAGATAGTCCACGCAGAGCATGGAGACATGCCACTGAAGGACGCTGACCCTATATGGTGCGCGCAGCGAGAGCAGCGCTGTGATGAAGTTGCAGCCGGGCGGCTTATTGATGCAGCCGCTTATATGCGTGCCGCCCAGGTCTTCCCTCACTGCCTCTACTCCCTAGCTCGCGCCCTCCATGTAACACCAGACATAGCTACCGCATTCGCCGCCCAGCGGCGAAGATGCAGCTTATAGCCGATATATATAATCCCGTTATACAACCAACCACAAAATAACGCCCCCCCGCCCCGCAATCCTGGGGGGGGGGGCGTGCCTCAC